ATGCAATTTGACGCGCGAACTGCCAAGCAGCTCACGGCAGGCCAACACTTTACCATTACCGACTGCCCCGGGCTTCGACTTGAAGCGACTGCGACGCGGCGAAGCTGGATCTACCGCTACAAGAGCCCCGTCGATGGGCGCATGCGCCAGGTCAAGATTGGCGAGTGGCCAGCGATGTCGCCGGCGGTGGCGCACGTTGAGTGGGAGAAAGCAAGGCAGAAGCGCGACGGCGGGGTCGACCTGTCGATCGAGGTCAAGTCGGCTCGCGTGGCTGAGCGCGAAGCGATCCAGACCGCGCAGGACAAGCGCCGAGCGGCGAAGCTGACGGTGGCCAAGGTATGCGACGAATACCTGGTCGGACGGGTCGAGCGCAACCGCAAGGAAAAGGGCGCGGCGGAAGTGCGCCGGATGTTCGCGACTATGCTCGGCGGCTTCGGCGACATCGAGGCGGCAAGTCTGACCAGGTCGCAGGCGTTCGATCTGCTTGGCCAGTACCTCGACATCCCCGTTCAGGCGGCGAAGCTGCGCGCGGAGCTGGGCGCGGCCTGGGATTACTCGCTCGATGCTGGCCGGCTACCTGAAACCGCGCCCAATTGGTGGCGCCTGATCATGCGTGGTCAACTGAAGAGCAAGGGGCGAGTCGCGCAGGGCGTCTCAACCGGCACTAAGAAGCGAGTCTTGGACGAGCGCGAGCTGGGAGACTTGGTGCGATGGATGCCGAACTTCTCGCGCCTGGTGGGCGACCTGGTCACGTTGCAGCTTTGGACGTGCACGCGCGGCTCGGAGATCACGGCGATTCAGCGCGAGGAAGTGGCGGAGGAGGTCGATGGCTGGTGGTGGACGATACCGCACTCGAAGACAAAAAACGCGAGGCATGAGAATTCGGGCGACTTGAGGGTGCCGCTGATCGGGCGGGCTGAGGCGATCATCCGCCGGCGCCTGCAGGCAGTGGAGGGATCGTACTTGTTCCCGTCAAGCGGGAAGGCGGACCACGTGCAGCAGAAGACTGTCGGTGCAACGGTATGGATGCACATGCCGTACAGTCAGACGCGGCCCGACTACGTGCGCCCGCGCCTTACCGTAACGCACTGGGCGCCGCATGACTTGCGTCGCAGTGGCCGTACGCAGCTCGCCGCGCTCGGCTGCAGCGACGAGATCGCCGAGGCGTGTCTCGGGCACATGCCAGCGGGTGTTAAGGGGATCTACAATCGACATCGATACGACCAAGAGCGGCGACTCTGGTTGACCAAGCTAAGCGAGCACCTGGAGAAGCTCGCCGCCACCGCTTAGCTTAGTTGTATTAGCCCCAACTTGATCAATTACAGAGCTTGCTCGGACTTCCTCACCCGACGCCGGTTATATCCCATAAGCAGCATTCGTTCGGTTAATTCTTCCTTTATTCCTTTGCTTGCAAGGAATGCTCGGGCTTGCTCGCGACCATACTCCGCCAAGACCGCCATTCCTTCTGAAACCGCCGCTGCCGTGACAAAATCCTCGCGTCTTTCAATAAGAGAGTGCACTTGCTTCCTCCATGACTGTAGTGCAGTGAAGGTAGCCCAGCTCTGATCAAAAAAAATTTCGATCAGCGTTCGACTTGACTTGGATCAAAAGCTAATCGAGGCCGGCTGGCATAGTAGGTACTGGAGGTGACGAATGATTACTTCAAGAAACTGGACAATTTTCGACGAGACACTGCTCTACACTACGCAGACAATCCAGCGTGAGTTAGGACAAACGCACGGCATTTTATTCGCGGCTGTGTTTCTGGACGAGTTTGAGGATCAGCTGATGGATCTCGCTTCGGAACTTTGCGTTCGCGGACAAGACGGGACGACGCCACGCAATTAGGTGAGGAACCTCAACACGCATGGGGAGCGTGTTATGGTTACCCATGACAAACCTCCCCGCCCTTTCAAGCCGATCGGCAATCAGCTGCGCCGCGACCTACGTTCGTATGTCAACAGACCGGCAAAACTATTCGACTGCTCACCAGCGAGACCACCTGGCAGATTCGGCGACAGATCGTGGATTAACAATTATTCGTGAATATGGAGACGAAGGAAAGAGCGGCCTGGCGTTAAAGGGACGCCCCGGTCTGCGCTCGTTGCTTGCTGATGTTCAGAGCGATTCCGTTCCATTTCGTACGATCTTGGTCTACGACGTCAGCAGATGGGGGCGTTTTCAGGACGTGGACGAGAGTGCGCACTACGAGTTCATTTGCCGCAGCGCTGGCGTCGAAATCATCTACTGCGCCGAGCAGTTTCCCGACGATCGCTCCCCCATGGCATCGCTGATCAAAAGCATCAAGCGAACGATGGCAGCAGAGTACAGCCGGGAATTGTCAGCAAAGGTCTTCAAAGCGCAGTGCAGATTCGTCGCGCTCGGGTACAAGCAAGGTGGCAGCGCCGGCTACGGCCTGCGCAGATGTGTAGTCGGACCGGACGATCAGCATAAGGCAATCCTCCGCCACGGAGAACGCAAAGGCAACGTGACTGATCGAGTCGTCTTTGTCCTCGGGCCGGAAGACGAAATAGCGATTGTGCGGCGAATCTATGCCATGTACGTCCACGATGGATGGGGCGAGACACGGATCGCAAAGATCCTGAATACTGAACGAGTCGCAAGCGAGTTTGACCGCCCGTGGACTCCCTGGCTTGTGAAGAGCGTCCTCACTAACGAGAAGTATCTTGGGCATATGATTTTCAATCGGGGATCGTTTAAGCTTCAACGACAGATGATGAACAATCCAAAAAGTGAGTGGGTGCGCCGCGATAGAGCCTTTGACTCCCCGCTTATCCCCGGATCATTTGAGCTAGCCCAGGCCGAGCGTTTGCGCCGTAACAAGAGGCCGGACCAATCGACCCTACTTGAGGATCTAAGAACCTTGCATAGCATCTACGGCAAGGTCACGACGTCAATATTGACTACTCATGTGCGGTCTACGATGCCAAAGCTGCTTGCGAGGCACTTCGGAACGATCACTAACGCGTATCTTCTTGCCGGAATCCCAACCACGAGCAGCTACGCTTACGTGATTGTCCGCCGCTTCGTTGCCGAAACCCGGCGCGACACTCTCTGGAACTGCCTCGCGCTGTGCGCACGGTCACTGGCAGACGCTCAGCTGACATCGCGCGACGCTTTCGTGATAAACGGCAGTGTCAAAGTCCGGATCAACGTGGCGCGCTGCCGGGGTGGATCACCAGACCAGGCGCGATGGAAGCTGCCGTTAGTCACTCGGGATGGCGTCGACTTCGTAATCGCTGTTCAGCTGGCAAAGGGCAACGCAGCGATTCGACGCTTCTTCCTGCTTCCTGCGGAGGCATGGTTAGATAAAGCTATCACCCTACGAGAGGAATCGCCTGATGCCTACGCGCAGTATGAGCACGCTATGCTGCAAACGATATTCGGGCAGACTGGTGCGAATGCGAATGACTAAAACGGCGTCCGACCAGTCACGTGCGGCTATCTATGTAAGGATGTCAACCGAAAGTCAAAACTATTCGACGGATCATCAACGACATCAGATAGGTTTATACGCCCAAGCCATGGGGATTCAAATCGTTAAGGAGTACGCCGACGAGGGGCGAAGTGGGCTGGACCTTCGGAAACGTCCAGGGCTACTCAGACTTCTTAGCGATGTTCAATCCGGAGCAGCAGACTTCAAGATAATTATCGTCTACGATGTCAGTCGCTGGGGCCGTTTTCAGGAAGTCGATGAGGCTGCGTATCACGAACATACCTGCCGCCGTGCAGGTATTGCCGTTGTTTATTGCGCGGAGCAGTTTGCTAACGATGGCTCTCCACTAGCGTCCATTCTCAAGAGCATCAAGCGAACCATGGCGGCCGAATTCAGCCGTGAACTCTCGGGCAAAGTATTCGCTGCCCAGTGCAGATTTATCAGCATGGGATACAAGCAAGGTGGACATGCAGGCTACGGGTTCCGAAGACTAGCGGTAACGGCTGATGGCACCCCGCGTAGGGTTCTCGAATACAACGAAGCTAAAGGCGCGATAACCGACCGGGTGCTGCTGATCCTCGGTCCAGAAAACGAAGTGGCCATGGTGAACAGGATCTATAGCTCGTACCTTGATGATGGGTTGAGTGAAGCTGCAATCGCTCGCTGGCTTAACGCCGAGAAAGTTGGTAACGAATTTTCGAGGGCCTGGACGCAATCGATGGTTAACTCCATCTTGACGAATCTCAAATACATCGGCCACCTCATCTTTAACCGCCGCTCGTCCAAGCTGTCCCAGCGCCGCGAGCATAATGCGAGGTCGGAATGGATCATCAACGAAAACGCGGTCGAGAGTCTGCTTTCTGTGGAGGTCTTCGAACGCGCCCAAAAAGAGCGCGTGAGACGCAACAGACGTTATGATGCGTCAGAGCTGATCACTTTGCTGCAGGACTGCCACAAGCGAAACGGCTTCGTTACCGCCAAAATTATCGCGGCAGATAGGGCATTGCCAGATCCGCAGCTTTTCTCACGCATGTTCGGCTCATTGATCTTGGCATATGACGCTGCGGGCCTTCCGAGAAGCCCTCTCAAAGGGTTTGTTGACACGAAGCGCCTCCTACTGACCTTCCGTCAGAGATTATTTGCGGAGGCAGAGAGCCTGGCGGCCGCAGCAGGTGTCGAGGTGACGCGGTGCGAGGCACCTTACACATTGGTGTTCAATGGCAAATGCGCGCTAAGAATCGAGGTTGCGACGAGGCGAAAACCCGTTCGTGGAGAACCCAACTGGAGGGTCGTTCCACGTGCAAGTGTCGATTTTATTCTGCTGGCTCGGTTCGATCCAGACACTGCCACTCTCTTAAACTATTACCTCGTGCCTGCGACTTGTCTTTTAAACGGCCCCATCTATTTGAAGGGAAAGAATCTGGCAAAGTATTCGTCGCTAGCATTCGACAGTCTTCGTTCCATTTTTGGACTCGCGTAGATGCTTAATAACAGCGTCGAGATCTCCTCGATTTGCCTGCACGTACACTGATCCTTTCTCAACGTCCGGTGTGGGGCGGAATCGGTTATTCATCACGCGCTATCCATCAGGTGACATGGGCTAGTAAAAGTTAGTTCAACTCGGGTTTGCATTTCGGGTGCCTCCTGGAGGTGTTCTTGGGCGGCAGGTTTTCCGAGACAGGGCGCTGTTCAGCCCATTCTTCGACCTCGCGATAGAGCCATGCCACGCGGCGCCCGGACAACGAGCGCGGTGGTGGAAAGGCGCCCTCACGTACGAGACGCTGGATGCTTGTCTCGCTGAGGGACATCGCAGCGGCCACCTCTGGCAGTCCCAGATAGAGCGGCGGTACGGCAATTTTCATACTTTAGTTTTCCTCGGCCTTGACCAGTGCGGCAGCGGCTTTCTTGCCCTCGGCAAAGCCGTTGCGGTAACCGTCCTTATCGCTAGGCCAGTTATAGTTGTATTCGTGCTGAGGCATAAGCGCCAAGATCTTGCTCTGCAGGATGCTCATATCGATTCTCTGAGCATCATCGTTGGCGAACCTTGCTTCTTCGCGAAGCAGCTCACACCGATATTGGCGCAGTGTCTGGAATGAAGCGGCGAATGAATCGTCGGCAATGAGGGCGCGCAAATGCCCCAATGGCTTATTGGCGTCCATTGCACGCACTCCCGGGCGCGCTGCGAGCTCGGTTAACGCCAGTTCGGAGAACTGCTTGCGGTCGTTTGGGGAAGGGGGTACTTCGGCGGCCGAGACAATTCTGAACTCGCTCTCGTGCTTGGTTTCGACGACGTTCGCGGTTGGAGGTTCTGGCGCTGTCTTTGCGGCTTTTTTCATGATGATTTCCGACGGGGTTGAGTGGCGTGATGCTTGTGCTGCTGAGGGGTGTTCGGGGTGAAAAACGCGAGTTGCACGACATGGCCGCCCGGAACGGCGATATCGACCAGCCAGGCCGTGAAGCCTGAGCAGAGCTGCTGTTGTGCAGGTCTTGGGTCGCTTACCTGGTAGCCGCGGGTCCGCATCAGAGCGAAGACCTTGAGCGGGTCGAGGCGCAGCCCTTCGGAGGAGACTTCGTCGGAGTTGCAGACGTGTGCACTGCAGAAGGCGTGCAGCCGACTGAGGTCACGAGCGTCTTCGAGTGCCTGGTGTAGCTCGCCCGTCCCGATTGGAGTCGTCTGCGGTGGCCGTGGCATTTCTGGCCTGCTGGATGTCGCTGATGCGCTCATGCTGGCGTGACAGTGATCGCGCAAGGCGAGTTGCCTTGCGCCTCGGCCGCAGCGACGAAGGCTTCATAGGACGTTTTTGCGATTGCGAAATAGATCGAACGGCCAAGTTCGGTGCGGACAGTGATAGCGAAAACGCTCATCTTTTCGATTCTTTCAGGAAGGAAACTCATGTGTTCTCTTGCCCGCATTAAACACTATGTTTAAACTTAAGTCAAACGTGGCGTTTAATCTGTGTAGAGTTTTGTTTAATTTGGGCGAGGCGCCCGTGGCGATGGGCGTAAAAAAAGCCGCGTAAGGCGGCTTCATCGAAGGAGATGTGATGCAGTTTAGATTCTGTCGCTTTCCTTGCGGACGACGCGTCCGATGACTATGCAAGCATCGCCACGGCAAATTTTCCGAGGATGTTTGCGCTGGTCAAGATTGTCGGAAGTGAGCCACCATTCGCCAGCATCGCGAGAAAGTCGCTTCACGACGGCTTCGCCCTCGTAGTTAAAAGCGTACACCTGGCCATCAACAAGCTTGGTGTCAATTGTGTTTAGTACCACGACATCGTCTTCATATAGTGATGGCTCCATACTCTCGCCCTTGACCTGGATTGCGACAAGCTTTGCGGGGTCATAGCCGTTGCGCAGAATCCAGTTGCGCCTCATACCCATCGTGCCACCGTCACGGCGATCAGGTTCTGTTTGAAAGCCAGTGACCCCGGCTTGCAAGCGCAATTTAACCATCGGTATTTCTATGAAATCGGGGTCATCCTTGTCGACGGCGCGAACGGACATTAAAGGCCCAGTCTGTCCAACTTTCATCGGGCCTTCGCCGGTTGCAAGCCAAGTAGCTGAGCATCCGATTGCCGCTTGTGCGGTCAGCATGCCGGCTTTAGACATGCCGCGAGCTTCCCAGTTGTTGATGGTCTGTGGAGACGCGTTCAGCGCCCGCGCCACGTCGGATTGGCCCGTGATCCCCCGTAGGGTCTCAGCGGCTTCGTAAAGTCTTCTCATTTGCATGTGCATTGCACCATTTTGGGCGGTACTAAACAGCTTGTGTTACACACGCTGTTTGACAGTGTATTAAACATAGTGTTTAATGTCGTTGTCTACCTTCAACTTATAGGCAACCTCATGCGCAGCGACAAACAACTCATCGAAGATCTGGGCGGTCCTGCCAAGGTTGCCGAACTACTTGGCTATGACAAGCACGGCGGCGTTCAGCGCGTCCAAAACTGGACGACTCGGGGCATCCCTCCGAAGGTAAAGATTGAACGCCCCGATCTCTTCCTTACGCCAGACCGCCTCTCAGCGATTGGCCAGTCAGCAGAAGAAAACTAAGCAGCTCCGATCCAAGGGACTGCGCCGCGAAAGCGGAATAGCCCTAATCGTATTTGAATCAAAAAAATTAGCAAACCACCAACCAAAGGGGAAGTTGTGGAAATTCGAGAATCCTACCTGGCAATGAATCGGGCGATGCCTGGCGGCTGGGACGCTATGTGCGGCGCTCTGGCTATGAAGCGTGACGCGCTGGAGAACCGCGTATACGAGCGCAAAGGGCAGGGCCTTTTGGTTGAGACTGCGATGGCAATGCAAAGCTTCTCCGGCACGTCGCTCTTTGCTGAGGCGATCGCGACTGCGAGCGGTGGTGTTTTCGTGAAACTCCCGGTCGATATCGAATTGGGTGCCGAGGAGTTGGATACCAAATGGCGGGGCTTGTACAAAGAGCTGGGCGCCTTCGCGCATCACTTTGAGGACGCGATCCAAGACGGCGAAATCGACAAACGCGAGCGCAAGATCCTGGAGGCCGATGCGGCACGTATGCACAAGGTGATCGAGGAAATGATGGGCCTAATGATGCGCGTGTTCGTCGCCAGCGGCGACCAGGAGCGTTCGGAATGACGGGCCCATTGGATGGCCCGCGTGCTGGTAGCCGCGCATACCTGGCACTCAAGAAGCTCAACGAAATCGGCGGACGCGCGACAGTCCCACAATGGATGGCGGCGGCAGGATGGACTACGACCGTAAACTCCTTCAACGCCGAAGTTGTCGATCGCCTGATTGTACGGCGCAAGATCTTCGTCCGGGAGGACGCGTTCGTGATCAGTGATGACGGTCTCGCACACATCGGCGTCGAGCCTGATGCGCCGCGCATGCCACCGCCCGCACTGGCCGGCCCACGCCTCGCGCCGCCGCAACGCCCGCTTCAGCCGAAGAACAAGGTACGCGTGCAGTTGATGCGCGAAGGTGCATTCGACTATCTGTCGATCCCATCGCGGCACGGGAGCCATGTTGTCGAGCACAAGACCAGTCTGAAAATTGCAGTCGGAGCTACCCAAGCATGAGCGATGTAGGGCAGGTTATCGCGCAAATGATCGATCACGACATGCCGGCGCTGCCGGCGGGTCATCCGATCTTAGACGGAAAATACAAGCGCTTCGGCCCTGGGAAAAAGGCGTGGTACATCCTCCGCGAGACGAACCTCCGCTCCGGGCGCACAGTCATCACCGGCGCCTTCGGCTTCTTCCAGGGTGAGAACCGCAATACGGTCCCGGTCAAGGTCGACATGGAAGTGATGACCGACGAAGACCGCGCCGAATATGCGCGGCAGCAGCGCGCCACGGAGAAGGCCGAGGCGGACAAGCGTGAGAACGCCGCGCGCCTGGCTGCCAACCGGGCGCGCGACGCGTGGGATCAGGCCTCGAACAATCCTATCGAACATCCGTACCTGGAGCGCAAGCTCGTCCAGGCCGAGGGCGTGCGCGTCAGCGCGAAGGGGCAGTTGTTGATCCCGATGATGCGTGCTGGCCAGCTCGTCGGCCTGCAGAAGATCGACCAGGAAGGAGAAAAGCGCTACAGCAGTGGAATGGACAAGGCGGGTGCATCGCACACGCTCGGCTCCCTTGCCGGCGCAGAAATCATCGCGGTAGGAGAGGGCTACGCGACGTGCGCCAGCGTGCGTATGAGCGTCAGCGTCATGATCGACCTTCCAGTCGCTGTCGCCTTCGACGCCGGTTCGATCATGGGGGTGGCGCAGCGATTGCGGCGAGATCATCCGGACGCGCATTTGCTTTTCCTCGCTGATGACGATTACCAGTTGGCCGAACGATACTCCGAGCGCTTGCGCGAGGAATTCAAGGTTTCCGTACCCGTGCCGATCGACGGGGCGTCGCACCTGGTGCTGGCCGACGACGGGCAGGAAGTGACCGTAACCGCATGGTGGCGTAGCGACGCGCAGGGGATTGCTTACATCGAGGCGGACATGCGGCGCGGACGCACGATCCGCAGCTACAAGTACAACAACGCGGGCGTTGCGATGTGCCGCGCCGCTGCAGCCGCCGTAGGTAACGCGTCGGTCGTCGCCCCGTTATTCAAAGACCGCGGCACGCGCAAGCTGACCGATTTCAACGACCTTCATGCAGAGGAGGGGCTGGAGTCGGTTGGGGCGCAACTCGCGCTTTCCATCCTTGCTGCGAAGCAGCCCAGACTTGATTCCCCCGCCCCCCTTGCGGCAGCAGCCGCCCCGGACGCGACAATTCCATCCTCCGAATCTGGTGTTGCTGTTGCGGCCCTCGCCCTCCCGCCCTTCAGTGCGATGCAGCCACCCGAAGGCGACGACGACATGCCGGCGGACCTTGATGCACGTTTCGATGCGCCAATGCGCACGGGAGCGCCCAATCCCGTGTCTGGCGGGTCTGACGGCCAGGGGCCGGGGGGGGAGTCGAGCAAGGAAGGCAAGCCCAAGAAGGAAAAGCCCAAGAAGGAATATGGGCAAGCGCACTGGGATCACGTTGACGAAGTGCTTGAAAACTTCATCCTGATCTATGGCGAGGACCTGGTGTGGGACTGCCGCCAGCGCATGCTGATGAAGCTGTCGGCGATGCGCACGATCGTCCAGAACAACGACGTGATGAAGTTCTGGGGCGGCGACGCGCGCAAGTGGGTCCTGAAAAAGAACATCGTTTTCGATCCAAGCGAGACCCCCAGTCCGGCCAAGAGTGGCCCGACCGCGACCGTCAACCTGTTCAGCGGTTGGAAGATGGAGCCCCGCAAAGGCAATTGCATCCAAATACGCACGCTCCTTGCCCACCTGTGCAATGGGGTCGAGGACATGGAGAACTGGATCGCCCGATGGTTGGCGTACCCGTTGCGCAACCCGGGCGCGAAGATGGAGACATCGATCATCATGCACGGCGACGAAGGCTCGGGTAAGAACTTCTTCTTCGAGAAGGTCGTCAAGGCGATTTATGGTGAATACGGCTATGTGATCGGCAATGCACAGCTCGAATCGAACTTCAACGACTGGGCCTCCATGAAGCTGTTCATGGTGGCCGACGAGGTGGTCACGCGCGCCGAGTTGAAGCAGATGAAGGGTAAGCTCAAGTACCTGGTCTCCGGCGACACGATCATCGTCAACCCGAAGGGACTGCCCGAGCATAGCGAAGCGAACCAGATGAATTTCGTATTCTTGTCCAACGAGCTGCAGCCGCTCGCCCTGGACAAGACCGACCGGCGCTACCTGGTCGTCTGGACGCCTCCGGCACTCGGGCGCGAGTTCTATACCGGCGTGGCGCAGGAGATCGCTGCAGGTGGCATTGAGGCGTTCTATCACTACCTCATGTACGAGCTTGACATGGGTGACTTCAACGAGCACACGAAGCCGCTCTACAACAAGGCCAAGGATGCACTGATCGAGAAGAGCCTGGCCCCCGCCGAACGCTTCTACCGGGAGTGGTCCAAGGGCCTGCTCCCGCTGCCATTCATTACCGTCAGCATCAACCGCCTGTACGAAGCCTTCCAGATTTGGTGCGGCCGGTCCGGCGAATCGAAGTACACGTCGCTCACCTTGTTCAGTCCGTCCATCGAACGCTATTCAGGCGGCGCCCTCAAGAAGGGAGCGGTCAAGTATGACCTCGGGGAAGACGTAAAGCAGCGCCTGGTCTTTTACATCGGCGATCCGCCCGAGGGCAAGACCCTACGCGAGTGGGCCGAGGCGGCGAGCGGCGTCTTCGAGACTGCGTTCTTCAAGTACCGCAACCGGGATACGGGTCATGTTGACACTTAACCCTCCACATCAACAGCAACCCTCAACACGTATATCGCCCGCCGTTATTGGGGATGTGGACGGTGTTGACAGTATGGAGGGTTAAATTCCGCTCCACGCGCGCGCAGGGCGATAAGGGCGAGCCGAGGGAATGAATCGACTGTTCGAAGTTTCTGAATGGATTTTATTTTTACTGTCAATAGTCTCAATACTGTCAACAGACCCAATAGGAATAAGGGTTAAAGGATGTGGAGGGTATGTGGAGGGTATTGAGGGTTTGCCGAAGTGAAACACTTTTTAGGTATCGGGTGAGGCAAATGGAAAAGGGACGGATGCGGGAACAGATGCCCGGTGTGGCGGCGCTGATCGATGACCTCAGAAAAACATTTGGTGAGGCGTACGTCAACAAGATCATCGCCGCCGGCATGCGGGGCGAGCCGGTGTTCTCAGCGAGCGAGAACGGGCACACGGTAGGGACTCCGGTATGGACCGGATCCAGGGTAATCAAGGACGAGCAGGGTAACCCCTACTTGTTCATAGATCGGCAGGGGCGGCAACACAAGTACGTACCCGACGCGGTAAGGCAACCAAGAGTGAAAGGGATGGAATGATGGACATGGTAGTTGAGGAAGAGCAGGCGATATTCGAGAATGCCGGCCAGGCGGTGCACGTGGCGTTCCTGGTCATGTCGCAGCCGGCGATGCAGGACGCGCCATTCCGCAAAGCGCTGATCCGAGTGATGGAATCGATCAAGCTCGCCGATGGCAATCAGCGCAACTGGCTCGACCAACTGCGCGGCCAGAAGAGCGGAACGATCAACTTTTCGGGGCTGAGCGGCGCCGATGTGCGCGCACAGTGCGCCTTGATCACGCAGGCCGTCGTGACGAACCTGCCGCCGATCGAGCGCTGGGTCCTGCAGGCCAAGTACGGGCGGACTGACTTCGAGGACTTTCCAGTCGAGGTGGGCGAGCAGGCGATGGTCGCGCTTGAACGGGTGAGCGCGGAAGTGCTGCGCCTTCGTGACCGACTGGCAGAGGTGCAAGGAAGGCTGTCACCATGGGCCATCGGTGGCAGCACCGCTACACGGGAAGCATATGAGCAGACGCGCGCCGATGTGGATGCCGTCCGTGCACAGCTCCAGGCGGCCCTGCAGGTCGAGCAACGCGTCCAGGTGGCGTATGAGCAGGCCCGCTCTGTCCGGACCCTAGACAACGGCCCAGTGCCGAAGGGCGATGGTGGTGCGGGACGGCGGCGGTTCGCATTCTCGCCCGAGCGTATCCAGGCGATCCAGAACCTGACCGACTACTTCGCACCTATGCTGCCTCGGGTCAAGCCGCTGGCTATCGACTGCATGTTGGGGCGCATGTTCGCGAACCACAAGAAGATCGAGATCAGCACGCGCGACCTGGCCGAGCAGTTCGGCGGCAGCCACATGAAGTACATGCGTGCCTCATGCAAGATGAAGAATCACATCCGCGTCATAGAGGAAAACGCGGTGGCGCGGCTGGAGCCGGTGTTCGTTGAACACGGTGTTGTTGCAAGGTCGAATGAAATGCTTTGACGAGACCGTTACAGCGGGTATATATTTCGGTCATTCTCGGAGTAACTGTGTACGAAGCCCGCCAAGTGCGGGCTTTTTCGTTTCCGAACACTTTATGCGATAGGCAATCGATCATCACGCACCAGGGGCGAGGCTCCCTGCAAAGCACATGCTGTAGTCGTGGCCGATGTCCAGCGCCAATTGCTGGCCCAGCTCCTGAAACCATGGAGCGGCACCCGCTCGTACCGGGATAAACAGTAGACGCAACAACACCAGCTCCCTGCACAGCGTCGCCCTTGGTCCGTGATGAACCTGATCTCAACAGCGAAAGGTGGTGATCCGTCTCGAACCGCGAACACAAGCGGCGGATATACGCTTTCATGTTTGCCCTGCTCGCAGGGATTTTTTATTCAAACGCACTACTACCTGCCGCAATCATAGACGGCCCTGGAGCGTCCCTCAAGCGATTGTTGGACGCCGCCTGGCCTCGGGTTGTGGAAGTAGTGCACACGTCTGCAGACACGGTTCTAACAAGGACGCCGAGCAATGGCAAACAAATCCAATTACATCACGGCCCACATGAAGGCGGGCCTCCGCTGGTGGTTCAAGCCCGCCATGTATCTGTTGTTGGTAGTGCAGGTCGTCATCGATGTTGACCTCTCGGAGACGCGCCTCATGTCCTGGCTGTGCCACCACGCCGTTGTCGTCAGTGTCACGGCGGTGACCTGATGGTCATGCGTGCCAAGTCTATATGCCGGCACGCTGGGTGTCACCAGCTGGTCGACGTGTCGGGCTACTGCGAGAAGCACGAGAGTCTGCACCAGAAGAGCGCAGACGCCAAGCGCGGGTCCGCAGCATCACGCGGCTACAACGCAGTATGGCGCAAGGCGCGTGCAACATTCCTCAAACGCGAGCCGCTGTGCGCTGAGTGTGCACGGCAGGGCCGCACCGTTGGGGCGACTGTCGTCGATCACATCATCCCGCACAAGGGCGACCAGGACGTGTTCTGGGATACGTCCAACTGGCAGAGCTTATGCAAGCCTTGCCACGATACGAAGACCGCCACGGAAGACGGCGGGTTCGGTCATCAACATTCATCAGTGGAGCAGCAATGAGCATCGAACAAATGTTAGGCAATGTCCGCGCCGAGGTGGTCAGCCCGAATGACGTTGTGCTTATCACGTCGGATCGCTACCTCACCGGCCAGCAGCTCGAAGTCGTTGGTCGGCACTTCCAGAAGAAGCTCCCGAACACCAAGGTGGTCGTGCTCATGAAGGGCATAGAGGCCGAAATTTTCAAGGGCGCGCACAAGCAGCCCCTTTCGATCCCAGTCCTGTAACAGGGTGGGGGTACTCAAAAGGTTGAGGACTTCCACACGTAGACCGTATGTTTCCCTTCTTTTTGCGTGAGCTGAAAATTTAAGAGGGGGGGGTGTCCAAACGAGACCGTGCGCTTTTGCAGGGTCGCTTTTTTTAGAACGGAGTCCTCCATGAGCGCACCGAGCCATCTAGCGGGCATGCCGAGCGTGAACAACGCAGCCGCTTCCTCGTTCGATCGCATCAACGCGATCATCGAATCTGCCGTTCCGGACATGCCGGCCAAGCTGTCGCCGAAGGAAAAAAAGGTGTGGCACCACGTCACGGCGGCACTGCTGGAGTACGGCCTGGTGCATCGCACCGACGGCCTGGCGTTGACCGTGATCTGCCGGACGTTCGTCGACTGGGTCGAGGCGACCGAGCAGCTCGACAAGTACAAGGCCGAGAACGGCGGGAACTACATCACGGAAAGCGCGAACGGCTACCGCACGCCGCACCCGCTGTACTACGTCGCCCGCGATCACAAGAAATCGCTCCTGCAATGGCTGCCGGAAGCGGCGTTGACGATCCCCAGCTTCCAGAAAATCAAAGGCGGCTCGATCGACAGTCCGCAAGGCACCCTGTTCGATGATCCGATCGAGGCATTCAAGAACAAGAAGGCCGGCCTGGGCATGCGGCTGGTCAAATGAGCGCGCAGGTTGTCGACACCTCGTCGTCGACGTTCGACTGGGACGAGTATGGCCGTGCAGTGCTGGCCGGCGAGATCCCGGTTTGCCGCTGGACGCGGATGGCCGTCGAGCGCCACTACCGTGACCTGGAGTTCGGCTACCTTCGCGGCTTGTGGTTTTCCGATGCCCACGCGCAGCACGCCCTGGAGTCGTTCCTCTTCCTCAAGCACTCGAAAGGCGAGTGGGCCGGCCAAACGTTCGTGCCGACCCTCTGGCAGCAATTTTGGATCGCTTTAGCCTTCGGCTGGATGAGGGAAGACGGGACGCGCCGTTTCCGCGAGGTGTGGGAGGAGGTCCCGCGCAAAAATGGCAAGAGCACGAAGCTGGCGGGCGTGGGGCTGTATCTGTTCTTCTTCGATGGGGAGGGGGGCGCCGAGGTCTACACGGCGGCGACCAAGATGGACCAGGCGCGCATTACGCACGACGAGGCGGTCCGCATGGTCGCCGCCAGCCCGCACCTCCGTCGCCAGATCTCGGAACGGCGTAGTGAGTTGTTCGTTCGCGGCAAGGCAGACAAGTTCGTCCCCCTGGGACGCGACTCCAACACCATGGACGGCCTCAACCCGCACGGCGGCATCCTCGACGAGGTGCACGCCCATCCGAATCGCGAGATCTACGACGTGATCAAGTCCGGTATCGGTGCGCGCCGGCAGCCGTTGATCTGGCAGATCACGACAGCGGGCTTGAACCTGGCCAGCTTCGGATACGAGCAGCACAAGCATGCGCTCAAAGTCCTGGAAGGCAAGGAGGAAAACGACGAACTGCTCGCCATCATCTACACGGTCGACGATCCGGAGAAGTGGACCGACCCGATCGAGCATGCGAAGGCGAATCCCAACCTGGGCGTGTCGGTCTACGTCGAAGGCTTGCGCCTGGCATGCGAATCGGCGGTCAAGAAGCCCACCGAGCAAGCGACGTTTAAGACGAAGCGCTTGAACATCTGGCTCAGCGGCGGCGAATCCTGGATACCGATTGCG